GTATTATAACGGTGCCTATGTTCTCGTCGAAATCAACGATAATGGACAGCAGGTTGTCGACTCTTTATTCGAAGATTATGAGTATGAAAACATTCTTTCGACGGTCGAAATTAAAAATAGAATGAGCCTTACATGGGGATATGGTAAGAAGTCTGATCGAGGTATTCGAACAACTAAATCCGTTAAACGTCTCGGATGCTCGGTTCTAAAAAATCTAATTGAATCTCAACAAATTTTGATTCAAGATTTCGAAACAATCTCGGAGTTATCGACTTTTATTGCTCGAGGAACAAGTTTCGAGGCTGAAGAAGGAAGTCATGATGATCTGGTGATGTGTTTGGTCTTATTCTCTTGGTGTACAAGTCAAAACTTCTTCTCCGAACTCAGCGACACAAATATTAAGAAGCATCTCCACGAAGAACAGATGCGACAAATCGAAAATGAGATGCTTCCGCTACCTTTGACGAATGTCGCCGACGAGAAAAGCGATTCTTTTGTACACGATGGAGCTGTTTGGAACATTGTTCAGAACGAAAAATGGGGTGTTCATTAAAATTCTACAAATCCTCTTTTTACTAAATAATTTCGTAGATTTTCTTAATTCTCCATGCATAGGAGCATAAACATGGCTTTTCAATTATCTCCTGGTGTTGTTACTTCTGAAATTGACTTAACAACCGTCGTTCCATCAACTGGAACAACAACTGGCGCCTTCGCAGGAATTTTTCAATGGGGTCCAGCCGAGATTGCAAGACAGGTTGAAAATGAAGTTCGACTTGTAGAAGTTTTTGGTAAACCAGACAACAATACCGCAGTTTCATTCTTTACTTGTGCAAACTTTTTGACCTATGGCAACGACCTTCGTGTTGTTCGCGCAGTAAACGGCTCAAACACAAGAACTGCAACATCATCAGGAAACACTTCATTCTTGATTAAGAATGAAGATGAATACTTCACCTCTTACTATTCTTCAAACACTGCAGCTTCTGGTGCATGGGCAGCAAGATACGCTGGTGCACTTGGCGACTCTCTTAAGGTTAGCGTTTGGGCAAACACTGACGCAACTGCATTCAACTCTTGGACATATAAGAACTATTTCGATTCTGCTCCAGGCACCTCAGCATTCGTGTCAAACGTAAGCGGTGCGAATGACGAATTGCATATCGTAGTTGTCGATGAAGACGGATTATTCACAGGAACCTCAGGTACGGTTCTAGAAACCTATCCATTCCTATCAAAAGCATCTGATGCAAAAGATAGCGTCGGCAATTCAAATTATTACAAAGATGTTCTTTGGAGAAAGTCAAAGTACGTCTACTGGATGGATCATCCAGACGCAGCAAACACCTCAGCAACTTGGGGTACTGTTTCTGCTAGCAAGACATTTGCTCAACTCGCTAACGTCACAGCAATTCACACTGTGTCACTCAGCGGTGGTGCTGATGGATTCCCAGTAGCAGCAAATGTTCAAACAGGATATAGCAAGTTTATCGACTCTGATCAGATCGATGTATCGCTTGTTATGACTGGAGACGCAAATGCTCAAGTCCAGCTCTATGCAATCAACAGCGTTGCTGAAGTTCGTAAGGACTGCGTTGTATTCGTATCACCAACTCTTGCTAATGTAACATCATCAACACCAACTGACGACGTTGTCAACTATCGTAAGAATGCTCTTTCAAACGTCAGCTCTTCATACGCAGTGATGGATAGCGGTTGGAAATATCAATACGACAAGTACAACGACAAGTATCGTTGGATTCCACTTAATGGTGACGTTGCTGGTCTCTGTGTTCGCACAGACCTTGAAAGAGATGCATGGTATTCACCAGCTGGCGCATCACGTGGTCAAATCAAGAACGTAATTAAACTTGCATATTATCCAGTGAAGACCGACAGAGATACGCTCTATAAGAACGGCGTCAATCCTGTTGTATCGTTTGCTGGTGAGGGTACTCTACTATTCGGCGATAAGACATTGCTATCGAAGCCAAGTGCATTTGATCGCATCAATGTTCGCAGATTGTTTATTACTCTCGAGAAAGCAATTGCACGTGCTGCGAAGGCACAACTCTTCGAATTTAACGACGAGTTTACAAGATCGCAGTTCGTATCAATTGTTGAACCATTTTTGAGAACGGTGAAGGGTCGTCGTGGAATCACAGACTTCAAGGTTGTCTGTAACTCAACAAACAATACATCGGATGTGATCGATCGCAATGAGTTTATTGGTGACATTTATGTTAAGCCAAATCGTAGCATCAATTTCATTCAACTAAACTTTGTTGCAGTTCGCAGTGGTGTGTCGTTTGATGAAGTCGTTGGTAGATTCTAATAAATAATCTAAAGTCAGGAGAACGCAATGCCTTTCAATATTACAGACTTTAAAGGAAATTTTCCTTTCGACGGCGCACGCCCAAATCTGTTTGAAGTCAATATTCCAGTCTTTGATCAAAAACTTACTTTTACTGCAAAAACTGCACAGCTTCCAGGCTCAACAGTAGGAACGATTGAAATTCCTTATTTTGGTAGAACTGTAAAGGTTGCTGGAAACAGAACATTCCCTGAATGGAGTGTAACAGTGATCAATGATGAAGACTTTGTTATTCGCAATCAGTTGGAAGAATGGATGGCAAGAATTAACGGTCACGAAAGTAATCTTGCTGAAGCATTCTATAGCCAATATACATTTGATGCTGAAGTTTATCAGTATGGTAAACAAGGAAACATTATCAAGTCATATACTTTCATTGATATGTTCCCAACAGATATTTCACCAATCGATGTCAGCTGGGATGCAAATGATGCAATCGAAGAATACGCAGTAACGTTCCAATATCAGTATTGGAATTCTGCAGAAGTCTTTGTTGGATAATTGAATCAAATATGAGCAGCCTTAATGACCTTTTAAGGAAGATCAATAATATCACGCGTGGTGTGAATAACATCACAAGAATAGCGTCGAGTTTTAATGCTAGCACTCGCGCTGTTCGAACTTTGAGAGATCAATTTCGTGGCAAGAAAAATCCGCGACCATCATCGCAGTTCACTGGATCAACATCAAATCCACAAGCCAAACCTCTCGGTCTCACACCTGTGAGTAAACCAGCTGGTGGAAGAAATACGAATGCTCGACCAGTGAGACCTGCTGCACCAGCAAAATTTGGGTCTAAGATCAGATAATTTTTTATGTTTAATTGATTTTGTTATAATCGGAGTAAAATATGGCAGGTATTAATTTATTTGGCTTTGAACTTGTACGCAAAAAGCCAGAAACAGATATTCAACCACAAATCACTGCACCTATTGCTGACGATGGTGCTATTGAAGTCAGCGCAGGTGGGTATTTTGGTACATATCTAGACCTTGAAGCCAGTTTTAAGAATGAAGCTGACCTTGTTTCTCGCTATCGAGAAATGTCACTCCAACCAGAACTCGAATCTGCAATCGATGAAATTGTGAACGAAGCAATTGTTCACGATGAGTCAGGCAAATCAGTTACAATCATTCTTGATGATCTTGAACAGCCTGAAGAAATCAAAGAAGCCATCCGTGACGAATTTAAGAATGTCTTGAAACTTCTTAACTTCTCTAATGACGGATCTGGTCTCTTTAGAGATTGGTATATTGATGGAAGATTATTCTTTCAAGTCCTTGTTGATCGGGCTCAACCACAACTTGGCATTCAAGAATTAGTTTATATCGATCCAAGAAAGATTAAAAAAGTTCGCACAGTCGAAAAGAAAAAAGATCCACGAACTGGTGCTGATCTAATTTCTGGTGTTCAAGAGTTCTATGTGTTCAATGATAAGGCAACTGTTCAAGGAACACAATCAGTCAGTACTCTTGGTGATGCATCTCTTAAGATCGCAGTTGATGCGATTGTCAATATTAACTCTGGACTTCTTGATCCAAAACGTCAAATGGTTTTGTCATATTTGCACAAAGCCATTAAGCCACTCAATCAGTTGCGCATGGTTGAAGATGCTGTTGTAATTTATCGCCTATCACGTGCACCAGAACGTCGTGTGTTCTATATTGACGTTGGTAACATGCCACGCATCAAGGCAGATCAATATCTTCGCGACTTTATGACAAAGTTCCGAAACAAAGTTGTGTATGATTCTTCAACTGGTGAAGTTAAAGATGATCGCAAGTTTATGTCAATCATGGAAGATTTCTGGATTCCTCGTCGTGGTGAGGGTAAGTCGACAGAAATCACTACACTTCCTCCAGGACAAAATCTTGGCGAAATGTCAGATGTGAAATACTTCGAGCAGAAACTCTATAAGTCATTAAACATTCCAATTACTCGATTGGAATCAGGACAAGGCTTTATGCTCGGTCGCACACAAGAGATCACACGTGACGAAATTAAATTTAACAAGTTTATTGAGAAACTTCGTTCCAAGTTTACAATTCTATTCGATGAACTTATGGAGCGTCAACTCGCTCTAAAAGGTATCGCTTCTATCGATGAGTGGAAAGAACTACGAGAAAAGATTCATTATGACTTCTTGAAGGATAATAACTTCTCAGACCTCCGCGAAACCGATCTTATCAACTCTAGAATGCAA